ATTACGAAAGATAAAATTCGTACGTTGACACGCCTGGATTACAAGAAGGTGGTCGCAGATCCGTTGACAGCCGTCAACGACTACGAAACACATTCTGACTATACGGTCCAAGAGCGTCCAAACTTTGGATTCTCTGGCACGGAAGTCAAGGACCAGCTAGCCGGTTTTCAAGCCTGGCTAGGATTGGCGGCTACCCAAGATAAACTTTTCAACCGAGAGAGTTAAATCTCAAGGAAGGAGAGTCTCTATGGCTTCGAAAATTCAGAAAACTCTGAATGCTATCGTTATGACGGAATTAGTTTTATCAGAGATCGAACAAACGTTCGACCTCAAAACTCTTTTCCGCTTAAACGATACTCAAGATCGTTGGATGAAACTCATCCGTGCCGCCGTTTTTGCAGGCGCACAGATTGGCTTAGATGCCACGAGTAATATCCCGGCTGAGACTAAAGCATTATCTCAGTCGTCTAAAACGACGAAACGAGCGAAACCACGGAAGTGATTAATTTCATTTCCTGAGTAGCTTTCGTGACTATGGTAATGACATGGATCTACATTCATGTTGAGCAGACATTCTGTGGCTTGATACTTAGCTCCAAATGCAGGAGTAGGTATGAAAAGCAACGTAAGTGACTGCCTAGAGTTAGTGGAGAGCATTTATAAAGATGCTACTTCACATTGCACCGCTGACGTCTCTAATTACCTTGACCTAAAAACAATACGATCAAGGGTCAAGCACGAAGGCATATCGTTTTTGACGATCACCTTACCGTCCTTTTCAACAGACTTAGAACAAGCTCTGTCGAAAGGACAAATTGACTCAAAGCACTTCCTTTGTTTCCGGAAGTGCCGAGCGATCCCCCACTTTTTAAGAGGGATGCTCAGTCGCGTGTTTGACGTAGAGACAGGAAGGATTTATGACGAAAACTCTCTTATTGCAAGCGATGCTCCCACTATCGTTAATTGCGTTCGACAAATTTGTAACGCATTTAAGAAAGTGGAGCTTGACTGCACCCCCGAAAGGGAGCAATCAGCGCTTAAGAATTTTGTCACAACTGAACACTCCTTTGAGATGTTCTCGTTGCCGAGAGAAGAACGCGAACATTTTATTCGTGTTTCTTCTGTGCTATGGGATAACATGTTACGCGATTTACGCGTTGATATGTTATTTCCAAGGCACGGTCCCGGCGCTACCGCTGACCGTATTACTGGAAATCAGAAATACGTTTGGCGGCGATGGCATGAACGCCTCGAGCCTTATTTCCCACTTGCTGGCAATGGTTATGCAATAACCGATGACATCGAGCGGGTGCTTGAGGGTGTTACGTTCGTGCCGGCGGAGCAGGAGCAGCCCGTGAGGGTTACTCTTGTTCCGAAGACACTCAAAGGTCCTAGAATCATCGCGATAGAGCCCTGTTGCATGCAATATGCGCAACAAGGGATTCGAGATGCATTGTATCGCATCATCGAATCGGCGTTAATGTCTTCCGGATCCGTAAATTTCAAGGATCAGGGAATTAACCAACGCTTAGCGATGAGTGCTTCGATTGACGGTCAATTAGCAACGATTGATCTTTCCGATGCTAGCGATCGTGTTCCACATGATCTCGCATTGGAGATGTTCCGCGGTAACCACGATCTAATGGAAGCCGTCGACGCATGTCGATCGACACACGCAGAAATGCCAGATGGCCAGATTATCGGCCCTCTGCGCAAATTTGCGTCGATGGGTAGTGCTCTCTGTTTTCCAGTAGAGGCCATGTACTTTTACACTATATGTGTAATGGCCATATTGCGAGAGCAGAACCTTCCTGTAACGCGCCGTAACGCCTTTATGGTGAAACGGCTCGTTCACGTATACGGGGATGACATCGTTGTTCCCGCTACGTATGCGGTTACGGTCCTTGACCACCTGCGAAAGTACAATTGCAAGGTGAATACCAATAAGACTTTCTTTACTGGAAAGTTTCGAGAGTCTTGTGGTATGGATGCGTTCCTTGGATATGACGTCACACCGACGTACATCCGTAGGCTCGCCCCTAAGGACCGACGACATGCACAGAAGCTTGTTTCTTGGGTTGCGACAGCAAACCTTTTTGAAAAGAAAGGTTACTTTCGCACTTCACAACTCATGTTTTCTCGAGTTGAAAAGATACTAGGGCCCTTGCCCTATGTATCAGAAACGAGCCCTGCGCTTGGCCGTGTATCACTGTACGGG